GATGGTCAACCTTCAGACAGTCCCTCTTGTTAAGGGGCAGGCCACATACAGCGTCCCGTCCAACAACATTGTTATGTTGGACACGTACATTGAAACGGATAACGGAACAGGACCTCCGATTGACCGGATCATCCTGCCTATCAGCCGCACTGAGTACGCCTCTTACCCAAATAAGGAGCAGCAGGGCTTTCCAACAACATACTGGCAGGATCGCCTGATCAGCGGCACCGTGACGCTGTGGCCCGTCCCAGACGGCACTCAGACATCATTGAAATACTATCAGGTCTGCCAGATTGACGACTCGGAATTTTCCAGCGGGCAGACAGTCAATATCCCCGTCTACTTCCTTGAAGCCTTCGCCTATGGCTTGGCTCAGCGTCTGGCTATGATATGGGCACCTGATCGCATCCCAATGATTAAGCCGCTGGCCGACGAAGCTTATCAGATTGCAGCAGCGCAGAACGTGGAAACCGCGCAACAGTACATTTCGCCCATGATCTCTGGCTATTTTAGGTAGCATCAATGGCATATGCCTCACAGTCAGGTCGGGCCAGAACAAGCTCATCCAACCCTGAGGCGCATGCAATTTGCGACAGGTGCGGGTTCCGGTACAACCACGTCAACCTCCAGTGGCAGTATGACTGGCGTGGAGCGGCTTTGCAGAACGTCCGCATACTTGTATGCAATGAATGCATGGACGTGGCTCAGGAGCAACTGAGGGCCATTGCGGTGCCTGCTGACCCTGTGCCGATCATGCAGGCGCGCACACAGGATTTCGAGACCGCTGAGACCGACTTCCAGACGACCACAGCGCCACCCATTATCGATCCAGCCACCGGCATCCCCATCTTTGTTGGTGACACAATTCTTACGGAGATTAAAGGTCAGAATCTTTTGACACAGCCAATTGGAGCGCCGACCGGGCTGGACCAAAACGCCATCATGCCGCTTCTGAATAACGAGCGTTTTGACGTGGAACTCAATCCGCTTTCGGTGTCATCTGTTGGCACGGATAAAATCTCTGTGACGTTCTCATCTGCACATGGCCTTGCAACCAATGACCAGATTTCCGTTCAAGGCCTTTCCGTTAAGGCGGCATGCGGTTTTTACAGCATCACAGTGTCGACAGCGACGGCATTTACCTACCAGACCAACGTAGCTATACCGGCGGGATCGCTCCTTACACCGACAACAAATATGGTTACTGCCTCTGTTGGCATCCCATACGGGTTTGAGCAGATACCGCAGACGGGGATCGGCACTACTACCGTCCCCTTTGGGGTGTGGGGCCAGTCCTTCTGGAACCAGTCGAATTGGAGTTAGACGATGGCAGTACCTTATACCTTTACACCTGATACGCTTATCAGCGCATCTCAGATGAATGCAAACTTCAACTCCCTTACGGGTAGCGGCGGGGCTGCGAATGTTGGGTTCACTCAATCCGGCACAGGGGCCGTGGCCCAGACTGTGCAGACCAAGCTGCAACAGACCGTCTCAGTCAAGGACTTTGGGGCTGTTGGCGACGGTACGACTGACGATACGGCAGCCATCCAAGCAGCAATTGACGCTTTGTCTCCTTTAGGGGGTACGCTTTATTTTCCTAAAGGATCGTACATTGTTAGCGATGCTAACGCGGACAACGCTTGTTTAGTCGTTACCGCGCCAATTCAGTTTCTTGGTGCAGGCGCATTTTACACATCCATTCAGCCAGCCGCATCAGTAGCCAGCACAGTAAATACTATCGTTGTAAATCCAAACGCCAGCTACGACCAAACATTGATGAGTTTTAAGAACTTGTCGCTGGGTAATCTTAGCACAGGTACAAGAGCGGGCAATCACGGCATTTACTGCATAACGCTTAACGCAGGACAAAATTTACCTAAATTTACTGTTGAGAATTGCGCTATTCAGCAAGGCAGCGGGTATGCCATTTATCACCTCAATGACGCCGTAGATAATGTTAATGGCGGTATGTACTCCGCTTACTTCAATAACAATACTCTCAAGGGCGGTATTAAATTAGAAAACAGCGGCGACAGTATTGTTGTCAGCAACAATATTATAAGCGGGACAGGTACTGGCGTTTATGCGGCGCTTGTTGCGGGCGCGTCGTTGCTTTCAATTTTAGACAATAACATAACCACAACTGCGTCCGCCATTATTATTTTGAGCGGTATGCGCGTCAACATTTTGCGGAACAACATTGAACACTATACCGTTGGCTCTATCAGCAACGCCGTTATCGACATTGTTGCTTCTGGCGGTACGTATGTAGGCGGCGTAATCCAGCAAAATTTAGTGTCTGCTTTTGGGTCTACTGATGCCACTAAGCTAGTCTATATTCAAAACGCGCGCGGAACGCTAATACAAGACAACACATTACTAGCTGGTGTTGCTGGGGTAACGGCAATCTATGTTGATACTACGTGTCAAGATATTCGCGTGGGCGCAAACTCATATAATACCACAATCAGCACAAAAATTAACGATCTTGGAGTTGGCACAATGGGTGTCGTAAAAACTCCAACGTTGCAAAATAGTTGGGTTGTTAACAGCGCCGGATTAACACCTACGTACATTAAAGATTTGTCTGGCGTAGTACATATTAATGGGGCCATCAAAAATGGCACGGCTACCTTTGGCACTACACTGTTTACGTTGTCCGTAGGTTTTCGCCCCAACGCGGATATATATTCATCTGGGTTTGCCAACAATGGGTCCAACAACGTACCGTCGTATATTGGCATAGATAGCGCAGGCACAGTGTATTTTGGGCAAGGCGGCAATACAGTTATGACCACACAGGCTAGTTTTGTGGCCTCAAATGCTGCTAACTCTGTGTCACCAGAATAAAAATAACCGTCACCGCCACATAACAAGGTCTGAACCATGACGATACCTTATACCTTTACGTCCAATTCGCTCATCAGCGCAGCGCAGATGAATGAAAACTTCAATGCTTTCACAAGCACGTCGGGGGCTGGGAATGTAGGCTTTGTGCAGTCCGGTACCGGCGCTGTGGCTCAGACGGTGCAGGCCAAGCTGCAACAGACCGTCTCAGTCAAGGACTTTGGGGCCGTGGGTAACGGCATAGCGGACGACACAGCGGCCATTCAGGCGGCGTTGACGGCGGGTGCAGGTAAAACAGTCACATTTTCGCCAGCAACGTATAAAACCGGCGCACTGACCGTCCCTAACAACACTATTATCAACCTTTCCGGGGCAATCCTTAATTTCAGTGCGGCAGGTAATATTACAGGCCTGACCCTTGGTAGTAACTGCACTGTAATTGAAGGTGAGCTAATTGGCGCTGGCGGTGGCACGTTCTCTGATGTGGGGACTGCAATTGGCGCTAAAGGCGTTCGCGGTGCCAATGACTCAACGGCATCTACTTATATTATAGGCCCTGAAATAAATGGTGTAACTATTCGTAATTGGGCTTTTACAGGGATCGAATTGGCATATGTCACCGGATCATATATTGTTAATTGCAATATTCAGAACATTGGCTACGCTGCAATTGGCGGCGTTTCTTGCAATACTACTAGGATATATAGCAACTACATTGACGGAGTAAACGGTGCAGGAGCGCCTGATTGGTATGGAATTTATGTTGACAGGCTGGAGGGCACTGAACTCCGTGACCCAGTCTCCAATGATTGCAAAATAGTCAACAACACCATTAAAAATGTAACCAACTGGGAGGCCATTGATACCCACGGAGGCCGTGATTTCTTTATATCAAATAATTTTATTGAGGGATGCCGCTTTGGGATCGCTGTTGTTGGGGCCGATATTAACGGGGTCAATTCGCTTGGCGCGAAGCGAGTGCATATCAGCGGAAACATTATCAAAGGCGGCGCAGACGGCGCAGCCATCATTGTCGCAGGTGCCGTGACCGGAACAACGGTCAATGACTATGCGGAAAATGTTAGCGTTACAAACAACATTATTACAGCCGGAGGGCGCATAAATGACTCCGCTGAAGGCTGCATTCGCCTTTATGCGACCCAGCAATTAGAAGTTTCTGGGAATAGCCTTTCCCGCCCATGGAGGATCGGGGTTCACGTTTCATTCCAAAACATAAACTTTTCCATAATAAACAACACCATAGTTGATGCTTGCGATACCACGGCAACATTCCCAGCCTGTCTGTCGATCTCCTCTTCAAACAACAAAGGAAGAATTGCAAACAATACATTTGTGTTTAAAGACGCTGCCGCTTCAACTTATGTTTCAGTGCTTTCCATTGGTATTTCTAGCGGCCTATCAAACCTAAATATTGACATAGGATCGTGCAGCCTTTTGGGTGTTAGCGAGTCTAAGCTGCTTTATTCAGAGGCAACATCGACCGGCGTCAACGCAAGCGATTTTCAACGGCAACGGGGAACTGCCACAATAACCTTATCCAGCGCGGCCAACAGTGCATCTGTTGTAGTCACATTCCCTACGGTATTCGCCGCAGCGCCCAAGTCTGTAAGCGTCACTGCCATCGCTGGCGCGACGGCAGGCGGAAAGGGGTTTGATTTAACATTGGGATCAGCCCCATCTGTGACATCCGCCACATTTGTAGCAAGATCAAATGATTGGGCAAATTTCGCAACTTCAGGGAATGTCACAATTTCTTGGGATGTCGGCATATAACAAGGATTGAATCATGGCTTTGACCAAAGCGTCACATTCGGGTATCTGTGGTTCTTCGATCAATGCGCTGGATCGCGGTGCCGGTGTGGAAAATAAGCGGACAGGGATTTAACAATGGCCAACACAACAATTCCTCAGCTCCCCCTTGCGATATCCCTAAACGGCGATGAGCAGTTGCAGATCGTTCAGGGTGGTACATCCAAACGCACGACGGTTGGTGCCATTTCCGGCGGCGGGTCTGGCGCTACAGGCCCAACAGGTCCTCAGGGCCCGACAGGTCCAACGGGTGCTACAGGGGCTGGGACCACTGGCGCTACTGGTGCTACTGGCCCCACAGGGCCTGCGGGCGGTCCGACTGGCCCCACGGGGGCTTCAGGGTCTGCGGGTGCCACCGGACCTACAGGGGCTACAGGGGCTACAGGGGCCACAGGGGCTGGGACCACTGGGGCGACGGGGCCTACGGGGGCTTCAGGCGCTTCGGGCGCTACTGGACCCACAGGGGCCACAGGGGCTGGGACCACAGGCGCTACGGGGCCTACGGGAGCCTCTGGCGCTACTGGACCCACGGGGGCTACAGGAACGGGAACTACTGGGGCTACGGGCGCTACTGGGGCGACAGGGCCCACGGGGGCTTCGGGGCCCACTGGGCCTGCGGGTGGCCCGACAGGACCCACAGGAGCTACAGGGGCCACAGGGGCGACTGGTACTGGGCCTACGGGGCCTACAGGGGCTTCTGGCGCTACAGGACCCACAGGTGCCACAGGGGCAACTGGCACTGGACCCACAGGGGCTTCTGGCGCTACCGGACCTACGGGCGCTACAGGTGCCACAGGGGCAACTGGCACTGGACCCACAGGGGCTTCTGGCGCTACCGGACCTACGGGCGCTACAGGGCCCACGGGGGCTTCTGGCACTGGACCCACAGGGGCTTCTGGCGCTACCGGACCCACGGGGGCTACAGGGGCCACAGGAGCCGGGACCACAGGGGCCACAGGGGCCACAGGGGCCACAGGGGCTTCTGGCGCTACAGGACCCACAGGACCCACAGGACCCACAGGGGCTTCGGGCACCGGACCCACAGGACCCACAGGGGCTTCGGGCGTTACTGGTGCTACTGGCCCTACAGGGGCTTCAGGCGCTACTGGACCCACAGGGGCTTCGGGCGTTACTGGTGCTACTGGCCCTACAGGGGCTTCAGGCGCTACTGGACCTACAGGGGCTACAGGGGCTTCTGGCGCTACTGGACCCACAGGGCCTACGGGGGCGACTGGCCCTACGACCTATCCCGGTACTGGTGTTGCTGTGTCCACATCAAGCGGTTGGGGCACATCGCTCACAGCGCCAACTTCGCCAACGGGCTCTGTTGTCGGCACAACGAGCACCCAGACCCTAACAAACAAAACCATCAATCCGCGTGTAAATCAGCAGACGACAACCACGTCTCCGTGGGCTTGGGACTCTGGCAGCTATGACATGCAATCCTTTACAGCACTTGGAAACGACCTAACGGTTAATGCTGACACGGGGGGTCCGGCAAGTGGGCAGAAAGCCATATTCAGGTTCTACGCCTCTGCGGCTCAGCGCACTGTGACTTTCACACTTGGCCTAACGGGAAATGCATTTAGGAATATCGGTGTGACAACCCCTGTCATTATACCGACTGGAAAAACAGCTTATGTTGGCTGCATTTACAATTTAAATGGTTCTATAGGAACTTGGGACATCGTAGCCGTATCACTGGAGACATGATTATGAGAATTCATTATGTATTTAATACGCAATACGGGGATTTTTCCGACACAATCATCCTTGAAGATGGGGTGACCATGACTGAGGAGGAGATTGAGGCGGAAAAGCAACGTCGTTTCAGCAATTGGATTTCCGTTATTGAGTCCCATTCAGAAATTGCTGACGCATCTCCCGATCAGGTTGAAGGCGAAACCCAAGAAGTTTTGGGGGGATAATAGATGGCATTTTCCGATTACAATTGGACAGGCGCTACAAACACCCGGTGGAGTGTAAACACAAACTGGCTTGTTAGCGGATCCGTTCCACTATCTGCTCCAACCGCTGCGGATAGTGTGTTTTTTTCCGGAACTTTTACAGTCGACCTTATCGGCACAAACAACTGTTTAAATTTAACAGTATCATCTGGTGCTGTTTCTTTTATAACTTCGTCAGCAAATACGTTGAATATTTTGGGGAGCGTTAGCGTCACATCTGGAACAACTTGGGCAAGCACTGCAAGCTTGGTTTTTGCTGCCACGTCTCCAATGACAATAACATCAAATACATCTGTTTTCCCTGCCCTTTCATTTATTGGCACATCTACGTACACATTGTCAGGTCCGCTGTCATGTGTTTCAACAACACTATCATCAGGGACGATTACCCTTAGCTCAACTGCGGGTCTGACAACAGGTAGATTTACCTCAACTGGGTCCACCTCAAGGGGGATAGATTTTGGGTCTGGCGGTTCTGTTACTTGCAACGCCTCAGGGGGAACCCTCTGGGCAACGGCAAGCCTTACTGGATTTTCGTTATCCGGGACGGGGCGGACCGTAAACATATCAAACCCATCAACAACGTCTGCGACAGTAAACGTCGGAAGCAGCGGGACTCCAACCGAGGCCCAATTACCTGATTTCAATATTACAAGCGGTAATTACACTCTAACAATAACCGCAAGCTCAAAACTTCGCAATTTAAATTTTACAGGAACATATACAGGCAATGTAAATAATAACGTACTTACAATATATGGCGACTTAACTTTAAACTCCTCAATGGGCCTTAATTCGGGTGCAAATGCTTGGACATTTATTCCCTCATCTGGTAACACTAGGACCATTACATCAAACACAAAAACAATGGATTTTCCAGTGATATTCGCTGGCGCGGGAACGTCGCAATTGAACGACAATATGACGGTGGGTTCTGGCCGCATTACAACTCTGACAAGTGGAACCCTTTCCCTTCAGACCTTCACGCTTACAACTGGATTTTTCAGTAGTTCAAATTCAAATGCAAGAACGATTGCATTCGGGTCTAGCGGGAGCATTACCGTAAACGCAAGCGGCGGCAACCTATGGGACACAACCACCCTTACAGGCCCTCTGACCGTAACGGGCACCAATCCGCTTGTAAGCGTAACGAGCAGTGGGGTCACCACCCCTAATATATTAACAGGCGCTCCCTCTGAGGCCAATTCAATCAGCTTTAGCTTTTTTAGCAGCAGCGCAAGTGTTACATTTGGAACATCGGCTTACGTTCGCAATTTAACAGTGCAGTCAACTCATACTGGATCAGTTGCTAGCGCAAGTACCGCCTTGACCGTTTATGGAAATTTAACCCGTGCAACTGGAAGCGGCTCTCTACTCCCAAGTTCAATTACGTTTGCCTCCACCAGCGCAACGGTTAGGACTATCGCAAGCGGCGGAGCTACATCTTTTTTCCCAATAACATTTAACGGAGTTGGCGGGTCTTGGGCATTGTCGGACTCACTTACAATGTCCTCCTCTTACTCACTGTCCCTTACTAACGGCACCATTGACCTAAGCGGGCAAACGCTCACGGTGGGCACTTCCTTTCTCACAACTCTCGGAACCAAGGCCCTAACCTTTAGTGGCGGTACGCTTGTATGCCCCGGAGGGGCTAGTGCGTTTAACAATGCACAACCAACCTTTTTCACAACCAACTTTGGAACAGGGACTGTTGCTGGCACGATCTCAATGACGGGTGCATCTAGCACTTTTGGTGGCGGAGGCTCAACTTACAGATGCACTCTTAATTATGGCTCTAGCTCAGGAACCCTGACCATAACTGGCGCAAATGTTTTTGACAATATTACCAACTCCGTAACTCCATGTTCTTTTATATTTCAAGCATTTGTAATAAATCAGTTTACTGATTTTAACATAAATGGAACATCTGGAAATTTGGTTAACATATCCTCAAGCATCTCTGGCTATACTGGGCAGCTTTACAAAGCCACTGGGGTCGTTTCATGCGACTATTTGTCAATTATTGATTCTCAGCCCTTAACAGGGGCATCTTGGTATGCTGGAGCGAACAGCGTAAACAATGGAAATACATCCCTGTGGATTTTTACAGCGCCACCTGTCCCCGGCAGTAACACGGGCTCATTCTTCATGATGTTTTAACCCTATTTATTGGATAAATTATGACCTTAAAAATATGCGTGTACGCCATCTCCAAAAACGAGGAGGCGTTCGTTGATCGCTTCTGCGAGTCGGCCAAGGATGCGGACCTGATCCTGATTGCCGACACCGGCTCAACGGATGAAACTATCATCAAGGCCTGCGAGTATAACAACGTCTTGGTTCACGAAATCTGCATCACGCCTTGGCGCTTTGACGATGCCCGCAATGCCGCACTGGCCTTGATCCCCAAGGACTTTGATGTTTGCGTCAGCCTTGATCTGGACGAGGTACTTCAGCCCGGATGGCGTGAGGAGATTGAGCGCCTGTGGGTGGATGGCACAAACAGGTTTAGGTACAAGTATGACTGGGGGAATGGCCTCGCCTTCTTCTACGATAAAATCCATGCGCGTCACGGTTATCGGTGGAGATACCCGTGTCACGAATACCTGTTTTCGTACATGATTGATGAAAAATGCGCGAATACCGACAAGCTTATGGTTGTCCACAAACCCGATCCGACCAAAAGTCGTGGGCAATATCTTCCGCTTCTTGAGATGGCGGTCAAGGAAGACAAGCACAACCCTCATCACGCATTCTACTATGCCCGCGAACTGTCGTTTCACAGCCTTTGGCAAGATGCCATCAAAGAGTGCAATCGGTATCTGGCGCTTCCCGGCGCAAATTGGTCTGGTGAACGGTGCTATGCTTACAGGGTAATATCAAAAAGCCATTCCGCCCTTGGGGACTGGGACAGTGCCATGAAAGCCGCCCGCATGGCTATGGTGGAGGCTCCAGATACCCGCGAACCTTGGGTTGAAATATCCAGATTGGCATATGAGAAAAGCCTGTGGGCTGAGTGCTATGGCGCAGCTATGACCGCACTGTCCATTAGCCACCGCGCCTTTACCTACATTGAGGACCCATCCGTTTGGGGTGCTCCGGCGCATGACTATGCCAGCATCGCGGCTTGGAACCTTGGCCTAACGGATGTCGCCATTGAGCAGTGCAAGATGGCCATTGAGCATTCGCCTGATGACGAAAGGCTGCTTACAAACCTTAGATTTATGACCGAAAAACTGGATTGAGCATCAGCACTAGAACATTTGCTCGACATTTGTTAGAACACGTCAGTCATTCTCATCACGGCAGGAAGCCATGACAGCAACGCCACAGACAACACCGCTGACTTACAACGGCTACGTGACGCAGATCGCGAACATGGCCGTTGTCGGATATACAAATGTGACGAACTCTAGCAGCAATACAATTGTTGTCGGTGTTGACCCTGCATTTAACGCAATCATTCCGCAGATGCTGAATTACGCAGAGCTTCGCATCCAGCGTGACTTGGACCTTTTGCCGTCTCAGACATCGAACACTGCATACAGCCTGACCACTGGCAATAACCAGATCAGCATCTCATCAAATGACTTTGTGACAGTTCAAACTATTTCAGTGACATCTGGAACGGCAAAAAAGCCCCTGCTTCCTGCCACAAAAGAATTTCTGCAAAATGTTTATAACGACTCTGGCAGCACTGGCATTCCAAAGTTTTTTGCCATGTTTGGCGGCGATGCAGCCACTGGCGGGAACACCTCCAACAACATCATCTTTGGCCCATATCCCGATTCCAACTACCCCCTGACGATCACGGGCACGGTCAGGCTCCCAACCCTTTACCCAACCCTTGGGGGTGACGGCTATCCCGTCACAGGCACCGGCACGACCTTCATCAGCACGAACCTCCCAGATATGCTGATCATGGCCAGCATGATCTACATCAGTGCGTTCCAGCGCAACTTTGGTCGTGAGAGTGACGATCCTGCGATGGCTCAGTCATATGAAGCCCAGTATCAAGTCCTCAAACAGGGCGCTATTCCTGAGGAGTATAGGAAGAAATTTGAAGGTTCAGCTTGGTCTTCTGATTCGACCTCGCCCGCAGCAACGCCCACAAGGTAACGGCCCATGCCTCATGCATCAGTCAAGCTAAAACCGGGCGTCGATGTCACTGAGACGCCAGCCCTGAATGAGGCTGGCATCTCCGCATCAAACCTGATCCGCTTCATTGCCGACCGCAATGGTCTTGGCCTGATCCAAAAGCTTGGCGGATGGGTTAAATACTATCCAAATCAAATGGTGGCGAAGGTGCGCGCCCTCTTGGCTTGGGAAGATACAAACGCAAAGTCCCACCTTGCTGTTGGCACTGAACTTGTTGCAGGTCAGGCTTACTCAGACCTATCCGTCATTACAGACGGGACCCTTGACCCCATTACACCGACATATAACTTGGACAATATTACTCCGGCAGTTTCATCAACTTCTGGATCGAGCATTTTTACAATTACAGATGCCACCACAACTGGCATTACCGTTTACGACTCTGTTTACATCCAAACGCAGATCAGCATTGGTGGCGTGATCCTTTACGGCCTTTATCCGTGCATCACCGTTGATAACACGCACTACTCAATTCAAGCTACGGACAGGCTTGGTCAGCCAATTGCTGCCACGTCCACTTCGACATCCCCAACCCTCCCCTCTTTTGCAACCACCAGTGGCACAAGCTTGGTCACGGTGACGCTTAACAACCACGGATATGTGGCCGGTGACACTTTCCCAGTGATTGTTTCCACAACCATTGGCGGCATTACGTTTTTCGGAAATTATAT